GTTCGTTCCTTCTGAGAGCCTTGCTGTCGTAGCAGGATTGATTACCCTTGTGGTCACTAACATGTCTACCATCCTCAAGCACATCGTTGAGAATGGTAAGACAGATGTCAGTGGACTGGTTGATCGCTTTGGTAAGTTGGTTGACGATCAGAAAAAGAATGTCCCTGCCATCGGTGGACAACTTGGTATGCGTGCTGTGTCTGGACTGATGGGCATGGCAGGTGCCAGAGTGTCTGCCAGCGGCATGCAACAGGCAGCGACCGGCCGGGTATACAATCCGAACATCGAACTGTTCTATGAAGGCCCCGGACTGCGTGAGTTCGCCTTCAACTTCTCCTTCATCCCTAAAGATCCTGCAGAGACAGCAGAGATTATGAATATCGTGAGAGAGTTTAAGAAGTGGAGTGCACCTAAGACACTGCCTGGCAGTATGTTTGAGGTGCCTTACGTCTGGTTCATTAAATATAAGCACGGTGGTGGCAACAATAAGTACATGAATGCTTTTAAGAAGTGTGCTATGACTAATATCACAGTCCAACAGAACCCCACCAACGATCAACACGTCACCTTCACTGACGGCATGCCAGTGGTGACTTCTATCGCTATGGGATTCAAGGAGATGGTTGTTGTCACTCGCGACGATCACGACGACGGCGAGAGCCTTATGGGGTACTAATGTCAACACCAAAATACTTTAAGCAGTTCCCAAACATTAAGTATACTATCGCGACCGATCTCGCAGGGAACACCACCGACATTGAGATCAAAGATTACTTTCATTTAATGAAAGTCCGACTGGACATCTGGGCAGAGGAGACACTTTATTACACCCATTATGTCGGGAACGGAGAGCGTCCAGATCAGGTGTCCTACAAGGAGTATGGAGACGAACAGTACTATTGGATTGTCTTGCAGGTGAATGATATTATTGACTACCACAACGAATGGCCGTTGTCAGCACACGAGTTTGATGACTTCATCATCAAGAAATATAACTCCCACCGTGCCGCAGGGGAGATAGCATACTACGAGACGGTAGAAACTAAGGACTCGCTTGGGAACCTAAGACTTCCAGCTGGCATTAGAGTAGGAAAGGACTATAAGTTTACTTACAGTGAGTACGACGACGCCACGACATACAAGACATCGTTCCCTCGCAGCGTGTCATATTGGGAATACGAAAATGACCTCAACGAGCAGAAGAAAAACATCTACCTGTTGAAGCCTGAATATATTAATGATTATGTGAGGGACATAAAAAATTACGCCCGCTCCCTCGTGTCAAAGGACAGCGAGTGGAACTTGGGCGAAATTTATCGTGTCTCTGTTGACTAACTCTCGGCGAGCTTCTTGAAGTAGTCCATCACATCGTCCTCCTCTTCGACGCTTGGTGTCTCTGCGACGGGTGCCTCCACAGGAGCAGACTCTTCTTTGCGTTCAAAGGTAGGACGCTCTGTGTATGAAGGCGCTGCAGGCGCAGCAGGAGCAGTGTCAGCACTCTTCCGTCCCAGGACGAGGTCCAGGCGCGCCTTGAGCTGGTCGTATGACTTGAACTGGTCAGCGGCAACCAGAGGTTGCAGCGGATACTGACGTCCCCAGATGGACTCGAGCTGTGCGTCGTCCAGGTTCTCCAGGGTTCCAGGGGAAGCGAACTCCGAGGAGTCGTAGTTGGGATAGCCAGCAACCTTTTTGACGCGGAGTTTGAAGTCAGCGCCAGTCCAGAAGTCGAAGGGGTTGATACCCTCGCGTCCTTCCAGCTCGTCACCGTTGACGGCGTCCATGATTTTGTCATGAATCTTCTTGCCGTACTTGTAGAGGAACACGCGTCCCTCGTTGTCAGGGTTGCCAGTGTCCTTGACGACGTAGATGCAGGAGAAGTATTGGAGCTTGCGCTTCTGCTTACGGACCTGTTCCTTGAGTGACTCGTCACCGCTGTTCCACAGCTCACGATTGTATTGTCCCAGGGGGTCTTCCTGTCCCAGTGTGGTCAGGGAGTTCTCGATGTACCAACCGCCAGGGCCTTGGAAGGCGTGGCTGTAGAGTTTCACGAACGGCATGTCCTCACCCTCACAGGCAGGGAGGAACCGGATGATTGCGAAGCCATTGCCAGCCTTGTCGGTGGTGGGCTTCCAGAACCTTTCATCAACTGTGCCAACCTTTGTTGACTGTTCTAATTGCTTCTGCAGTTGAGAGAAGGCCGTGGACTTGTTCTTTTTCAGACTTGAAAACGACATGTTAGTAGGATTCGTAGGATTAAACGTGCAAGAGTTTTAAGACTTCGGCAATGGTCTAGGATTATTATAGCAGATTGTTCTGCTTGATCAAGTGTGATCCAACGATCCACCTAATCTCACTCATACATTTCTCCTCACTACTCTCTTCACCAGTGTGATAGATGCCAGTCAAAGTATCAGTAAAGAACAAGACCCATGCAAAGGTCTTGTCTTTGCATTCCCATATCTTCCAATAGGTTTGCTTCTTATCCTTTAACAGTCTGTCGACGGGATCCACCGAAGGTTTCACGGAGTAGTCCTTTATATTTATTTGTGGGTATGGATAAAAAAGGTTTGTATTTTTTGATTTTAAAACTTATTGACTCCCATAATGGATCCCGGAATGCAGTGTCCCACTTGCGAGTGAACCCGAGAACCATGTCCATTATGATGAGCGATTCCAGTTTGATTTCTTGTTTGAGTAGGAGTTTGAGAAGCGGTGCATGCCCCTTTTCTGTTGAGAAGAGATCATTGAACGCGACACCATTTTGTTCCAGATATCCATCGACTCTTTTGAGATCGCTTTTGAAAAGGTAGGTAAGAGAGGAGTGCAGTTTCTGCCACTCAATCCACCTGCTTTGGCCTTCCCTTTTGATGTCTCCGATCCAGACCTTGGAAGGGTCGTCGGCTGAGACAAAGCAGGCGAGCATGTATTCCTTAACCTCTTGCGCCGTGAGCTTTCGCGCAAGAGTCTCAAAGAAATAAAAGTCTGAACGCTGCTGGTAGGTCTCCTCCTTGGCGTTCGCCTTCCCTTCATATTTGAAGAAGTCATAGTCTTCGTTTGAAAAGTGCAGTTTGAATGCGAGATAACATCTGTAGACGTCGTAGCCTTGCATTTAGAGTGGTAGTTTTGCGTTGCTTGTTCGCTTGAGGAAGTTTAGTTCTGACGCTTCAAAGCGTACCTTTTCTTTAAGAGGCTTGGAAATAAGTTTGCCAACCGATTCGATTTCAATGTTCTTATCAGTACAGTACTGAACGATGGCGTCGATGTATGTCATGTTTGTGTCCTTAACATACTGTTCGATGGCTTCGCTGAACTTCTCACGGCTTACAAACTTCTCTCCGATGGCCTTCTCAACTGGATTGAGTTCCGGCATCTCTAAATTGAATAAATTTACTAACATAATCTTGAAGGGTTGTCAAATAATGCATAATGTTTCTGCGCTCAACGATTTGGATGTCACCGTTCTCACCGACTAAAAAGACGACGAGTTTCTTAGGCACGACACCAGTTGCCTCTGAGAACATGGCCCAGTAGGCAGAGAGTTGAACGAAATAATCCTCCAGCCATTCTTCTGGCTTAGATTTCTCTGAGGTCTTGAAGTCAACGATGGCAAGTTCACCATCCACCTCACAGATAAGGTCGACAGTCCCAGCAAGACATAACTTGTGGGAGTACATGTTCGTCTCCTGCTGGTAGATGTTATTTAATCGCTTGTCGAGATGCGACTTTGCGGCCGCGAACATCATTTGAATGAGAGGCACATCCCACTCGTCCAGTGATTCGTAGTCACCATTCTGTAAGTACTCCTCGAACACACGGTGGAGTCGTGTCCCACGAGTGGTTGCCTTCTTTGTCTTGGCGTTCGCTGCCTCGTTGCCTACCTTAGCACGCCACTCAGCAAACTTGCGTCGGTTCATATGTGATATGACAGATGTCACCGATGGGTAGGCAAGCACTTCGTCAGGATCAGGACGATAATAACGAATGCCATCCTCCATCACCTTTGTTAGGTGATTGAAGTGATGGTTGAAGTCTTCACGAAGTGTAAACATTAGAAGCCAGCGTTGCTCTTAGCGATAAGGTAATTGCGGACGATACCTGAGCGACAGATGTCATCGATACCCATTTCGATCATTGAAAAGTCCTCGGGCATCAACTCGAGGATCCTCATGAAATCATGGATGCCATTCTTTTCATTCGTCTTGGTAAGGTCTGACTGCATTGCGTCACCGCAGAATACAATCCGGGTGTTCTCACCCACACGTGTAATGATACTGTCTAACTCGTGGAAGTTTAAGTTCTGCATCTCGTCAATGATAATGACTGAGTTGTCAAGGGTGACACCACGCAGGAACGAAGTGCTCCAGAACTTAATCGTCTCCTGGTTCTTCAGCATACCATACAGGACTTCAAAGTCATTATCGTTTGGCATCTCGAACATGTAGTTGACCATGTTCTTGTATGGGATCTGGTAAAGCGACGACTTGTCCTCATGGTCGCCAGGCAGGAAACCAATCTCTCGTGTCGCTACCAATGAGCGGACGAGGTAGACGCTGTCATAACTTGGTGTCTCCTTAAGGCAATCAAAGAGTGCCTTGTAGAGTGCACAGAATGTCTTGCCTGTGCCAGCGGCACCGTAGATAAACAGGTGCTTGCCCTCGTCCCATGCCTTGAAGATGCGTTCTTGGTTCTCAGTGAGTGGGCTCACCTTAACCATGCTGCCAGTGTTAATGGCCTTACGCTTCTTGGTTTTTGATCGTGTTTTAACAGCCATTAGTATTTTTCTGAGATAGATTTGTTGGTTGGCGCTGCCTTCTTGACGCCCTTCATAACCTCACCCCAGCCAGGGTGTTTGTTGAGCAAGGTGTTCCGCCAGTCTGAGTTGTTGGCGAGCCCAGGACAGGTAGAGGGATCTGAATAGTCTCTCTTCCACTCTGGGTTGTCTTCCCTCCACTTGTCCCATTCGTGAACGGACATCTCGACTTCCTTTTGTTCGCCGGTGTCCTCGTTGATAACTGGATACTTTGCCATCACCACTCCAATGCTTCTGCTATGTCAGGGAACACTTCTGTAAAGATACGCTTGCACGCCTTTGCCACTTCTCTGTGCTCTGCTTGTGTTCCGTAAGCAGAACGGAGGGCGATATAATGAATCCACGATCTTGCTGTGCCCGTCATATAAATGCGAGTAGGAGTAGCAAGAGGTAGAACAAACCGAGCGCACTCTTTGGCCACACCGTTATCAAGAAGATTGTTATACAGATACATGCTATCCTCAAAGTGCTTCTCGATTTTTGCGAGACTATCTTCCACCACACCAGGCGGCAAATCTCTGAAAGAGTTTTGACGATTCTTGGTGTCTTGTCGACGGAGATCTGGTAATGGTATGGTTTGGTTGAGGAGTTTCGTATCCGCATAACGCTGGGAGAACTCTTGGCAGGTGAAGGAACGGTGTCTTAGGATTTGTGCAGCGATGCCTCTGTTGGTGTTGATCTCCAGCGTCATGGACGCTGTCTCAAACACACTCCAATGCTCGTGCTTAATACAATACCGCAGTAAGCCGCTGGCTGTGTGGTAGTTGTCTTGATTAGATGGGTTGGAAACACGTGCAACGTAACTGATAACTTCTTGAGGTGTCTTCCCCTCTAACTCACCGACGCCTGCAGTGCAGGCAACGAGTTTCACGTCACTCATACTTTCTTTTCCAAAATCCTACTCTATTATAATCCGGATCGGGGTAGAATGTGTACCCTTGCAACGCAAGATCGCGGAACTCACCCTTCCAATGGGGAACAATCTCATCGTAATCACCCATGTCATGTGAGTGACGCAGGTGTACCTCAATCAAATGTCCACCAACAAACTCGCAGTTGATTTCTGGGTGGTGGATTAAGTCCTTGAGCACAGTAGGATATGAGATAACCCTCTCACTCCTCACCCACTTGTCCCATTTCCACAAAGGGTTTGAGGAGTCGCGGATGCCCATGACAGACAGGATAGGCTCGGTGAATTTATAGTCGATGCTGAGGTGAGCACCAATAAACTCCTCGCACCAAAAGTATCCTGGCGTCAGATTGTCTGTCTCCCTATCGATCCATACTCGCTTTGCTGCTCGCCCCATGCCTAGGATGTTGGTGATAGGACGGACGATATAAAAAGCGGGCTCGGGTACGTTCATACCCACAGGCCCGCACTTGTGTCCCAGCATCTTGCCGAGGATTAGTTTGTCATAAACCCACAAGTCCTCTTTGGGACAGCGGGCCCATGCATGTGCATCATCCACGCTCATTTGCCAACTCTTTCTGGCGCTTGCGACGCTCTCGCTCTGCCTTCAGCAGAACGAGTTGGCGCTCCATAAAGTTGATGTCTCCTTCAGTGTACAACTTGCGTCGCTTCTCATCACTGAGAACTTTAGTTACGAGTTTGATGGTTTTCTTTTTAAGACCCATTAAAGACCCTCCTCTGAATCGTTGTCGTTTGTCTGATAATATTCTAGCACGTCCTCGTAGGTTGGTTTAGCCAAGTACGAGGACGGATCCCCCTTCAGTTCACACTCAAGTTCGCAGGTCACGTCCTTGAGTCTGTTGAGCAGAGAGATCAAACGCAGTTTGTTCATTGCTGATCTTGCAGGCGAAGTTCGGGGAAAGCGTCGATCACATTTTGTTTTGTGATCTTGTACCTTGTATTTAATTTTTTGTCCTTGACGAGGTCCATTAGCTTGGCCTCTTCAGGGTGGAGTCCCTCAAGCATTTGAACCCAGAGTTGCTCCTTTTTCAGTTGCTGCAGGCGAGGACGAGTCGTCTGCGAGCAACCAAAGTACCGTACACCATTGACAGTTTTAGTAATAAACTTGTCAATGAATCGGTGCTCAGAGATTAGTCGGTTGTGATCGATGCCCTTCGGCCTGTCCTGAGGTGTGAAGGGTGTCTTGCCTGACGGGAAGACGAACTTGATGTTGGATGCAAAGTTACAGAGAAGAACTTTTGTGAGTGCATCGGATTTATACTGCTTAAGGATCGACACCTTCTCTGTCTTTGTCTTAGCGTTTGATACACGCTGCATCACCTCAGAGATAAGGGTCTGGTTGACGGGTAGCTTAGGTGTGCTTGGTCTTGCCATGTTATGAGAATTCCTCAATTAAATCTTGAATTCCTTTGTCGATGAAGTATTGCATAGACAAAGTTGCTGGACGATAATGCCTGTAGTACAACAGGATTCTTTTGACGACAGGAGTTGGTATCTTGGTGAAGTCAATCAGTTCAGAGTTCCTCTTCCAGTTACGGAGACGAATAAAATTCGTGAACTCGTTTGGATCCATGCTTGCTAAAGCACTGATCTTCTCCTTGCTCATCTTCTTTTGTGGTTTGCCGTTGACGATTGCATCGTCGCAGGTGAGGATGTTAGGAATGCCATCGCTCCTGTCACCACGAATGATGTGCTCTTGGAGATATGCAACTGGGTTCTCTTGCTCAATCCAACGACTCCTGATAGGATCGTTCTGTTTAACCTGGGTGTACC